GCTCTTGAAGAGCAGAGCACTTCCGGGCAACCTCAATTCTGCCGCAGGCACTGTTGAGAAGCAGGAAGCAGAACCGCACTACATGACAGGCATGTTCTAAGCTAAAAAAGAAGGAGGAAAAAATATTATGCCTACAAATCAGCAGATCATTAACAAAGCCGGTACCGCTATTCAGACCGGCAGCCTTACTCATGGACTGTTACAGCCGGAGCAGGCAAGAAAATTTATTCAGCAGACATTCGATGCAACCAACCTTGGACCTCTGGTAAGACACGTCATGAGAACATCAAAAAGCGGTGAGATTGACAAGATCGGTATCGCATCCAGAATTCTTCGTGCCAAGGTCGAGAACACAGATGATGGCTACAGAGCTGGTGTAAACACCAACGTGATCGAGTATGCCTGCAAGGCTGTTCGTTTACCTTGGGAGATTACTGAGGAAACCCTTCGTGAGAATATCGAAGGTCAGCAGTTAGAGGCAATCATTACCGACCTCATGACCACACAGCTTGGTGTTGACCTTGAGGATCTGTATCTCAATGGCGACGAGAAAGCTTCCCAGGTAAAGGAGTTTAACAGCTCAGATGCATTCGCTATCGGAGACATCGTAACCAATAACAAGAAGCTGTATAAGTTCATCAAAGCGCATACTGCAGGTGCATGGAATGCTTCCGAGGCGATTGAGATTGGAGCAGCTGCAGATGCAGACTTCTTAAAGCTCAATGATGGTTGGATTAAGCAGATCAACAGCGGCGGCCATGTATATGATGCTTCCGGTGAAAACTCCATGAAGCTGGATATCTTCTACAAGACACTCCAGAAGCTGCCTAATAAGTACAACAATGGAAAGCTTCGTTGGCTCATGTCCCCTAAGAGAGCACAGGAGTGGGAACTTTATCTGATGAATCAGGTAATCGGCAAAGGCGGAGCTGTTCCGGAGAATGTTTACACTCAGCCGGTACACATTCCTACTGTTTCCTGCCCGTCTATCAGTGATGACAAGATTGTCCTTACGGATCCGAAGAACCTTGTTGTTGTAAACACCTACGGCATGAAGATCAGAAAGACCAATGAGGGCAAAGAGGCAATCATGCAGGATAAGAGATTCTATGTATGCCACCTTGATTACGATCCGATCATCGAGGAGCTTGACGCTACTGCGATGATTACCGGCTTACCTTCTCTTGATTAAGGAGGTGCCCCATGAAACGATTATCACTTAATACCGGGCTTTCTTACTCTATAAGAGGCTTCTCCTGTGTAAAGGGGGAGCCTTTTGAAGTTGAGGACGGACTGGCAGAACAGCTTCTTGCTACCGGCAGATTTGATGAACAGCCAGTGATTGCTAATCCTGCGGAGGAATCGGATACCGATAACACGGGAACAGGCGGAGAAGACGAGGAGCCGGAAGCTCCGAAGAATGGAGCTGGCGGAGAAGACGAGGAGCCGGAAGCTCCGAAGAATGGAGCTGGCGCAGGAGCAGGAGTTGAGGACGGACTGACAGCAAGCAAGGTATCCCAGATGCGTAATGCCGACCTTTTAGCTCTGGCCGAAGAGAAGAATATCAGCCTTGAAGGATGCAGCAAGCATGACGAGTATGTTGAACGTATCAGTGGTGTTCTCGGACTTGTAGATTTTTCTAAGCTTGGATTAGAGTAGGAGGAACACATGCAGAGACCTTGGGTACAGCCTGCGGAGGTAAAAGAGTATTCTGAATCTGCCAAGGTGGCGGCAAGGTCTGATGTTCGACTTGCCTATGATATAGCCAGAGCAGAAAGATATGTTATTTACCATACGCATAACAGATTTGATACAGAAGAGTACGAAAAAGAGCTGCCACAGGATGTCCGGATGGCAGTTATTTTATTGGCTGAAGCTTATGCCAAGCAGGCAATTACACAGAAGGAGGGAGCGAAAAGCTCAGAGACCTTTGATGATTACTCCTACACCATGGACAATGATTCAGACATTGCCGAAAATCTGGGGCTGGCTCTGATGTTAGATGATTACATCATCCAGCCTGATAACGGCAAGGTGACAATGAAACTTAGGAAGTTATAGGAGGCGTTTATGGCATTTGAGGATTTACTGGACCATAGGTGTGATATTTATCACATGGTAAAAGGGGAAAAGGATATGGGGTTTGCAATCAAGCAGACAGGTTTCTCATATCCGAAGGTTCCGGACGTTGAAGATGTAGCGTGTCATTTCAATGTGAATGCTAATGCAGAACTTACTCAGACGGAATCAGCGAACGAATTCATATACTCTGGGAAATTACAGCTTCCGGCAGGTACGGACGTTCGTGTCAATGACAAGGTTGTTGATAAGAATACCGGACTGGCATATACAGCGGAAATGCCTCACAACATTAGAGACCATCACATTATGGTAAATATTCAGCGGAAAGGAACTGTGAAAGGGGCATTATAGTGGCTACAACTTATGTAAAGATTGACACTTCAGATCTGAAAGGATTTGTTGGAAAACTGGATAAAGCAGCTCAGGGAGAATTCAAGAAGGAATTGGTCAACTTCATGGAAGGCTTAGGGTATGAATTCCTCAGAATTGTGCAGGACGAGATCATCCGGAAACAGACAGTTGACACCAGACTGCTTCTGAATAGCTTCTCAAAAGGGGAGCAGGATAACGTTTTTGTGCTGAATGAGGGAAGCATGACTATAGAAGTCGGCACCAATGTGAAATACGCAGAGTATGCGGATAAAGGTCACTGGCTGAACCCCAAAGGGGTAAATACCAGGTTTGTTCCGGGATACTGGCAGGGAGAACATTTCATCTATGAGCCGGGAGCTAAGACAGGAATGCTTTTGAAGCAGAAATGGATTGAAGGCTCACATTACTGGGGAGACGCAGTCCGCTGTATTGAGGATATGCTTCCTGGGCTCATGGAACAGAAGATGGAACAATGGTTACAACAATTTTTTATGTAGGAAGGTGAGGAAATGCTGGAATTTGAGATTGCGGCTCTTTACTACTTTGTTGCCGGCATTCTGAACCTGCCGGCATATTTTGATGAAGTGCCAGAGGATATGGAAATCCCTTGTGTATTTTATCCTTCTCCGCACCAGAAAAGCGTGGATTTCTCAACAAACACATACGCTACGACATTTACCTTATATGCGAAGGTGATGGACATTGACAATGTTTCCGCAGGAGGAAAGTGCTCGCAGATAGTACATGCAATAAGCGGGAATCGCTATAAAGTGCCGCTGGTAGATGAAAAAGGAAAACGGACAGGAAATAACTTCCGAATAGACAGCATGGAAGCGACCAAGGCGGACGAGGGTGTGTGGCAGATTGAGATTTCATGGAAGCGATACACGAGATTTAACGAGAAAGCAGCAATACTGGCAAGGGAGTTCTATTTCAATGGCACTCCTATTGCTGAGCAAATAGAAGGAGGTCAAAATGCCGAGTAGAAGACAGTCAGATGCAGATAAAAAGGTTATGGAACAGCCGACTGCAGAGAAAGTTATGGAAGAAAAGAAGTTCTCCTTAGATGAGATCAGAAAGAGTTGCATGAAGCTGTTTCATGTGACATCAAGCACTTTTGCAGGAGCAACTGCAGATCTTCCGGATGGTGAGTATTCCATCCAGGAAGTACATGAACACATTAAAGCATGGTTAGAAAAGGAGGTATAGTAAATCATGGCTGGTGGAACTTTTGAAGTAAATGTTTCAAAGAAAAGACCTGGAGATTATATTAACTTCAAGTCAAAACGTCAGCAGAGCCCTAACGGATCCACAAGAGGTACCGCACTCATTCCATTGATCGGGCTTGGATGGGGACCTGACAAGGGGATTCTGAAATTGACCTCTGCGTCTCCGGATGCGGAGGTGGCAAAGCTTGGACACAGTATCTATGACACAAACGACTTTATGCTGCTAATCAGAGAGGCATTCAAGAATGCTGTTACCGTTATTGTTTACATTATCAACAATGGAGACAAGGCAACGAAGACAGCAGGAGGAATGACCATTACGGCCGCATATGGCGGTACCAGAGGAAATGATATTGCTGTTGCATGCGTGGCAGAGGCAGGAGCTTCTACTTTCGCAGTGAGGGTATATCTTGGTGCAGACAAGGTGGAGGAGTACACAGGGCTTACCACAATCGCTGATCTGATTGCGGTAAACTCTGGTAAGTATGTTGTGTTTTCAGCAACATCCACATCCGCAAACCTTACTGCATTTGCATCCACAAATCTTGAAAGCGGAACGGACGGAGCTGTGCAGAACACCGATATCACAGCATTTTTGGATGCTTCCGAGAAGATCAAGTGGAATACAATGGCATTCCCTAAAGACGAGTCCTCACAGAAGACTGCGGTAATCACAAAGATTAAATATCTTCGTGAACAGTGCGGAAAGACTGTGCAGGCAGTACTTCCAGATGCCGAATCTGACTACGAAGGAATTATCAATGTGACAAACTCCTATGCGGTAGACGGTCAGGAGCTTACCAATGCACAGGCTTGTGCGTGGGTGGCAGGTGCGACAGCAGGAGCAGACAAGACCATATCCAATACCTATGTTGCGGTTGAGGGTGCTACGGATGTTGTCGGCTTAAAGACCAACGAGGAAGCAATTGAAGCTATCTCCAACGGAGAGTTTTTCTTCTCTATGTCCGAGGAGGATGAAGTAATCGTAGAGTATGATATCAACAGCCTCCATAAGTTCACAACGGAGAGAACATCAGATTATTCCAAGAACAGAGTAGTCCGCGTGTATGACAGCTTTGCAGATGATCTGAAGCTGACATTCCCTCCGAATAAGTTTGACAATGACCCGGACGGCTGGCTCGTGATGGAAGGTCTCGGCAGAGCCCTTCTCCAGAGCTATGCGGATCAGGGAGCAATCACGAACGTGGATGCAGAGAACGACTTCTACGTTGACCAGAGCAAGAGCATCGGAGACGAGACATTCTTCAATGTCGGACTGCAGGCAGTAGATTCAGCAGAGAAGCTGTACTTCTCTGTATCAACAAGATAAGGAGGATGAAAGAATATGGGCGAGAACAGAAAACCCCTCAGCCTTAAAGAAGGTCACATCTACATTGATGGAGTAGAGGTAATGGACGCAGTAAAGCTTACGATTGTTTACACTCCTAATGTATGGTCTGGCAAGATGCTGGGCGATAAGGGAACAAACAGACGCTGGCTTGGCAGAGATATTACCGGAAGCATTGACGAGTACCGCACTACTGCAAGATGGAACAATATCGTTAAGAAGTATGAGAACTCTGGAATTACTCCGGAGCTTACAATCCAGGGCATCAGAACCGATAAGGATTCTGATTTCTATGAGGTAAGCGGAAGCGAGTCTGTAACAGTGACAGGAGCTGTGCTGACAGGAGATATCAATCTCATTTCGCTTGATACAGATGGAGATGTAGTAAAGGACAGCATCAGCTTTGGTGCCAAGAATATGTCCTAAGCAGATCTGTAACGAACAGCAGAGGCATACGCAGAACTTCGGTTTTGTGTGTGCCTTTTTTTATGCTCAAAATCGTGTAGACAGTAGTTAACCTG